GAGCTTGTGCTTGCCGCAGACAAGGAGATCTACGGATGCAAATAAAACTAGAAATGGTTGATGAAGATCACACCATCGAAGTGCCTAATGACGCTGACTTTCTCACAGTATTCAAAGCCATCACCAAAGAGATGTGCGATGAGTGCATCTACGAAGATGAGATTCAGTCGATCACTTTTGATGGTGATCCGTCATGACCTCGACACGCGGAGGCTTGCGTGAGAACTCCTCTGGCCTGTACCGTCACAAGAAGATGCACACGCACACATGTGAGTGGTGTGGCAAGAAGTTTGAGACCATGCAAAAGGTTGGCAAGTTTTGCTGTAGGGCGCACAAGATGAAGGCGCACCGACTGCTGATTGTCATGAAGAATCGTAAACGCCTGACGGACATTGCTCGCAAGGGCAAGGACTTCAGGCTTCACTTTGGTGATATCGCAGAAGTAAGGAGAAAGCGATGACAAACTTATTCTCGTTCCATGGACTGCACCCACAGGGTATGCCTGATCGTGGTGATGAAGACCGTACCAATCCTCGTGCACCATTCAACCAACCGGATGACGGTGACGCTGGACTTAAAGAGTATGTCGTGACTGTGGAGTTTTATGTGAACGCAACGGATCAAGACAGTGCATCTCACAAGGTTGAGTCTGCGTTGGGCAAGAGCAACATAGAAGATTGCGAGCTATGGCAAACGGAGAACACAGAAGAGATCTAGTCTAGATCCGGGTCTTCTTCGATTTCTTCGTACTCGGCGTCTTCGTATTCGTTTTCGTCGTAGTCTTCTCCCTGGACAACTTGTCCGTAAAGCTGGGGCGCGAGTTGGTTGTTATCAATAAGCGCCTGTAGCCTGGCTTCGACTTCTGCTTTGTCCATCTGATCGATTCGCCCGTGCTTGATCTCTTTCTTGTCGATGAGCAGACCCGCAAGTTTTGCTCTGCCCATCTCTGCGGTGACAGCCGCACCATACGATCCGTCCTCCATGGCAGAGTTACGAATCTCAAGCAGATCTCGAGCAACCTTCTCGTAAGTGATCTCAAATTTTTTCTGCTCGCCTTCTTGGAGCTCCCTCACCTTCTCCTGAATGTGCGCGTAGCGTGGGTCATGCAAGAGCATGCTCGCAACCTGTGCTGGGTGTGAGTACCCCGCTCTGTGCGCGCACTCTGTATTTGTCAGATCGTGATACACATACAGCTGCACGAACTTCTGCTGCTTCTTAGTCAACGGCCTGTTTTTGAACTGAGCTATTGCGTACCGCTTAGGGTTCGCAAGTATGTCCTCATCAGGCTCAATTGCACTGCGTGTCATCTCACTCATTTGCTTTTTTTCCATGCTGCTAAAAAAATTTTTTTGCTTTTGCAATCCTAATTCTAAAGGGGGAGAAAGGGTATCCCGAAGGGGAGATATGTCTAATATCTCTCCCCCTCTTTAGAGGTGCACCTCGTGCACCTTGCAGTACCCTTATAAATCAATGACTTAGGTAGGGGTAGGTGCAAGGTGCACGCAAGTGCACGCTGCACCTCGTGCACCTACCTCCACCTTGTTATAAATCAATGACTTAGCCCACTTATCCACAGGGGTAGGTGCAAACGGCAAACACCCCCTTGCACCTACCTCTTTCGCCAAAAGTAGGGCTATACCCAACCTAGAATTTACTTTAAGTTTCGCTCCTAAGTGCACTTCAACTCCTTGTCGTTTGCCCTGCATCTGATGCAGTAATACTGCCCGTTCCAAGCGATGTCCGGGATGTCCTCACAGGCGCATCCGATTGCCGTCTTGAGGTTTGCCAGAGCCACGGAGGTAGGTTCCAGGGGCACATCTTCCCACTCGTAGTTATCCATTTGACACCCCACGTTTAGCTCCACGGCTGCACGCCCATTGACTGTTCTATGATGGGCACACAACTGCTGTTGCTGTTGAGATAACCCAACGTCAGAGCCTGGCGTATGCCATCATCTGTGAGTTCGATATCGATTTGTGTGACCATACCTGCGAAGCTTTCATCCCAGTTTGTTTCTGCTTGGGCCACCACTTCATCTGTCAGCGTGTCATCTTGTTCCAGATCCGCGTCGATCTTATCTGACAACCATGCCTTCAGCTGCGCCAAGTCCTCTTCTGAATCTGCGTACACGATTCCGTACTTGCCTCCTGTATTCACCTGATATATCTGCATATCTATTCCTCTTCTTTCTTCAGTTCTTGTTTAAAATGCAGCTTCATTGCTAAAATCTTGTGTAGTCTGGGATAGCAATAAAGTATTTTGTGTAGTCTAAATTAACTTGCACGCTTCACTACACTCGCTAATTCTTTCGCCAGCTTTCTGATCTCTGAGTTGTTCTTATTGATTGCTTTGACCAACAGTTGCAGAGAATCTGACATGTCTTTGTTCGCCTGTTCAAGCCCAGCGAACTTACTCATTAATTTTTGCACTGAGCCGACTGCATCTTCTACCGTGTCATCATCCACGTTCATCTCAATAGTTACCTTTGCCATCGACTCTCTCTTTGTTTATCATCGGCTTGTGGGTTACTCCAGATCCACAACCTGGTTGGGTTTCCTTTTATGCTTTGGGGGCCACCACCTGCCCCGGCCAGTTTGGCTATCTCCTTGCTGGCTGGGGTTCCTACACTCCACACATGCCTTCACACTCATCCATGAAGCTGAACGTCACCTGATTCTCTGCGGGATCAGATAGATCGACAACATCAAGTGGCTGCAGACTGCGATGCACATATAGTTTCTGTGTTGTTTTTGCAAAGCCATCCCGTATTGACCTGTCTATCATGACGGCTTCATCCCACGACTCTGGGTCTTCGGCTTTCATCTTTCGCCATGTTGCGTTGTCATGATACGGACAGAAGGTACACGCACTCTTCTTCGGCAGTTCGTTGTACCCATGATCACGCATCCATTCTAGGCAATGCATCCTGCTCATGCGCTGCTCAATCAAAGGCCAGCGGTTGTTACACCATTTCTCTGGCGCGTCCTTCATGCGTTGAATCTCGTCGCTTGAGATACCAATCCACTGCTCGACGGTGTCTGCTGGGATACGCTGCCTTGGTTTGTACCCAGCCAGTTCGCGGAGCTTTCGTTGTATGGGTTTGACCTTGTAGTCTGAGGTGCACTGCCGACGCAAGAGACCTTCGCCTCTGCCATCTGGGCTGCTTGTAAAGAATGGTGGCGTTGCGAACCTATCCTGGCCGTTGAGTATCGCCTCTTTGAGATTGCCTTCTGTTACTCTGAGCACTGGGAACGGCAGCTGTGTCTCAAGCCAATCCAGCCAAGAGTATATGTGCGCTGGCTCTGCCTGTGTGTCTGCAAAGATTGCATAATCAGGCATGGGTGTGATCTCACCATGCGCTGCCATGAGCGCCATCGTGCTTGACTGCACACCAGCGCCGAGACTTATGACTGTAAGCTTGTTATTCAAATCCCCACCGACTTGTACCATTGGGTTCCGTTCTTCACATCGATCAGTATGTACCTTTGTCTGACGTTGTACACAGTCTGAGCGGGCACACTCACTTCTTTGGCTATGTCTTTTACCATCAGGCCCATCTCCTGCAGCTTCAGGATCTGCATGATCACAGAGTCTTTGAGCTTCTCCCGCTTCTCTGACGGCAGGTGCGACCTAGGTTTCTTGGGCTTCTTCTGCCACGCTTCTTGTGCCCTGATTGCGGCGAGTAATTTATTCATCCCATGGCCTCGTCATTTCATTTGATTCTAAGTAGTGCCACACCGCCTGTCCGGGCACGGCATGTGTCTTGACTATGTTGCCCTTGTACTTCTGTACATAACTTACTGCCTTCATCGCAGCCTTCTCACCGCTGTTCATCTTCGCTTTGCCCAGTGCTTCCCTTGCCAATAGCTCTAACTCTTTTCTGTTGTAGAACTTTGTGCTGCTCATGGCGTTCACCACCACATCAGCAATCTGCACTTCATCTTCTTCGCTGAGTTGTTTGGTTTGCCGTGTAAACTCGTTGACTTCCCACAATCCTTTTTCAAAGTCGAAGTTGGCCAGGTGCTCTTTGGGCTCCTGTGCGTTACGCGCTTCATAGAAGATCGACACATCAGGTTTCTGTCCGCTGAGTTTAACACCAGAGTCGAACCATCCTGCGAACACGGAGCCACCTCGAGCAGACATAAACGACTTATCATCTGCCCGCTCTTTACCTGTATGGTGGGCGAGGATCACGGCAACGTCGTTCAACTCCATGAGCATATCGACTCTGTCCATGAGTTTGCGTATCTCTGTGTTGGAGTTCTCTTCACCATCAAAGAAGTTGATGATGGGGTCAATCATGACGATGTCTGGTTGGTGAAAGGCAATCTCGTCTGAGAACGCTTGGATGTCTTGGTCTTTCATTAGGTTCTTGCGTAGCCGCCCGCTGATGATCAAGTTGTTGTGCCCCATGCGAGTGAGTTCATCGTCTGCTGCGAACCGCTTGTAATAGGTTTCGATACGGCGCTTCAAGAACTCTGCGATGATCTCTGCTTGAAACCACATCACCTTGAGTGGGCGACTGAACGGCACATCCATGAAGTCAGTGCCTGTTGTTGCACCTGCTGCGAATGCACCCAGCCAGTTTGATTTGCCAATCTTTGGTTTGCCCAGAAGCAGCACCCGGCTCTTCTGAAATATGAATGCATCACCCCAATACTGGTCGATGCCATCGTCGTTCATGTCATACCATTCAGCTGCACTGAACGGTTGCAGTCCGAGCGGGCCTTGTTCTTGTTTTTCTTCGCCTTCGCGCTTCAGTTCATCCAGCGGGTCTTCTTGTGACTGAATCTCTTTGAGATCTTCATTGATATCTGTCTGCCACTTAGATGTCTGCCACTGCATGACACCTGCATCGACATCGTCTGGGTGCCGTTTGATGTGGCCACTTACAATGCTGATGGTGGTGCGTGTGACTTCGATCAAGTCCATGGGTGGGAAGCAGGTCTGGTTCCAATCCTGCGCTTTGATCATGACCTCGCGCATACCCCAGCCTTCTTTCACCCACTTGCCGACCAAGCGCGCCAGGGTATCGTTGCGACTGCCCTCTTGTTTGGGGTCTTCGGTCAGCTTCTCGCGTATGCTTTCGACCTTGCCACCGTTGTTGTACATGTGGACTTTCTGCAGATCGTCCTGCACCAAGACAGGCAGATCTTCCATGCTGGACATGGGATAGTTCTTATCGAACTCAATGTTGTAGCCATGGCTTGGTGCGACCATGATGTATCCACCATCGCCTCGTATGTCGATCTTGTTAAGGCCCACGCTGTTGCGGATCAGTTCGCTGCCGAGTGAGTAGAAGTAATGCACGCCACCACGAGGTGACGTTTGTTTGAGTGGGGTACGGCTGATGTTGCCTTCTTCAACCCAATCAACTGCTTCATCCTTATCGACATCGACCACGGCGAACGTAATGCCTGTGATTGCTGCCCAGTTAGCGGATGGATACTGAGAGTGCCACTGCTGTATTTCATCGCGTGACGGTTGAATCTTTTGGTAGTGCTGCCACTTGACTCGTGGTGTCTTGGCCCACTTGGACTTGAGTGCGTCTTCAGTATCGAATGGGTGCCGGGTTCTAAAGTATTGCGGCACTGCCTCTGTTGGTGAGCCACATGGGATGA